ACTCATATTCAGTTTTGCCCAGTGTGGCGAACATGGCGACTTGCTGTGCACCACCCTTGCGAGTGCAAATCACCTGTTGCGAGGCGTGCTGGTGCTGTGTCTCGTGGAGCCAATCCGAGCCAGTTTTCAGCAAGTCAGCCATATTCGCCACCTACCGCCACCCCCCATATCTAAAAAGGTTTCGCATCACGCGTTGGTCGGCACGAACCGGATCACCAGCGAACCCGACGCCAAATCGGCCGTCGTGCCATTGGTGATCGAGAACAACACATGCTCGCCGGCATCCAGCGATTTGTGTGTCGCATCCAATGTGCCCAAGTCCTCATAGTCCGACGTGGGCGGCTGGGTGCCGGTGTTGTACGTCTTGGTGACGATGGCGTTGGAAGCGTCGTCTTCCAACAGGATAACCGACGTGTTGGAATCATCCACGCCAGCAGGAGCACCGTCAAACATGATACCGATGGATGTCAGCGTCACGGCTCGAGGATGCACAAACGCCAAGCGGTCCGCAATGTCGGCGTTGGCGGCCAAGTCCTCAAACGGGATGATCACCACCTGCTCAGCGTGGGCGGCATTGAGCGTCACCGCACCGTTGGCTGCCAGTGTCACATCGCCCGAAACGACAACATCCTCAAAGCTGTCGCCATCTGCGACCAGAATACGGCCAGCGTCGTAGGCCATCGTGCCGATGTCACTCAAGTCAGCCAGACTGAGCGTCTCGGCATTCGACGCCTGAATGCTTCGCAACAACACCCGGACCGTGGTGTCCTTAGCCGCCGCCGTCGCCACAGCGATGCCCATGAACTTGTTGGCTGTGGCCGTGCTCGTAGCGCATCCAGCGCCTGCCGTGCCACCATACGGGTCGCCGTCGTTGTCCCAATAAACCGCCGCACCGACTGTGAAGGTGTCATCCTCCTTCTTGGCCACGTCCTCGACCACGTCGCCGGCAGAAATATCCGAACCCGGCGTGTAATCGACCGCCAACCCCTCCTGCACAAACGTTGCTTCCATAGTCATATCTATCTCCTATTAAGATTGTCCGTACTGCATGTCTTGTTTGAAATTTGGCCCGGCCAGGTTGTTTAGCACCTGACCGGGCACTTATGGAGGATTTCTTACGCACCGGCTTCCTTGACACCACCACGGTAATCCTGCTTGGCCACGCCGAAGTCGAAGTAACCACGCATCTGAATACCCAACACGTTGAAATCTGCATCCGCCTGCTCGACGGTCGGCTGCTGCACACCGTTGAGGAATGCGACCTCGATGACGGACAGGTCCTTCGGGTCGGCCAACAGGTACCACGCCGTGGTGCTGTAACCGGTGTAACCCGTGTTGTGCATGTAGGCCGAGCTCAATGCCGTGAACCGACCAGCATACGGATTGCGGGTGACGTATTTCTTACTGGCCGTGGTGTTCCGCAACTCGAGGGAGTTCATCAGCTGCCACGCCGTAGTTGCCAAGGCTGTCGGCGTCAGCAGGATGGCAGGCTGCACACCCAGCGGCTTACTGTCGGCATCCACCTGATTGCGGAAGAGCAGCTCCGCTGCCGTCAGGCTGTCGATGCTCAGTGCTGTGCTCGCACCCGACTCATAATTGTTGTTGCCGCTCTTGAAAAACGTCGAGTTGTTCAAGAACGCCGTCCAGAACACGTCATTGAGCTTCAATGCCCCGCCACGACCGATGCGTCGAGGTGTGGCGGACAGAGCGCCCATGTCGTCATTGATGATGTCCTGCCGCGTGATGGCGAACATCTTGCCATACGTTTTGGCCTGGTTGGTGTAGGATTCCTCGTCCACCGTACCGTGTTTGAGTTCGCCGTCAGGCCCAACCTCGTCGTACTCAAACGCCCCGGTCAGCCGATAGCTAGTGCACTGTTTGAAGTCCTTGACGTTTCGCGTCGAGCAGATCTGTCGCCAGACATCCTCGACGGTGGTAAAACCTTCCAACAGAAACTTGTTGGCGACGTTACCGAGGATACCGCTGAGCGAGAGCGAGCTGAACCCCGCCTGGATCGGCATGGCCGCCCGCAGGCCCCCGGCGATGTCACGCTGCAAACTGGTACCTCGCCAGCCGTTCTCGTGAGCCGCTGCCAAGATGAGCTCTTGCAGGCCCATGCTGCGTTTGTAGCGACGATCCGCCGCTTCGAGCACTTGCTCGGGATATGCATCTTGCACGTTCTGCAGGCCACCCGACAGGCAGGCCGCCGCCTCCAGCAGCAGTGGCGTGTCTACGCCACTACCAGAGTTGTTGGCGTTGATGTTGGGTACATTGGGCCGCGAGGCCCGCAGGACCTCGAGCTCGGTCTTCTGAACGTCCCAGCCCTCGCTAATGGCCTTGGCCTCGATCTCCGGGTGCTGGCCGGCACAGATCTTTTGCACCTGACCGATGCGAGCCATGTCGCCCGCCACCGCGGCACGCAACTGAGCGACCGCGTCATTCGCTGCCGCATTCACATCGGTGGCGGCGTCATCCTGAACGCCCGGTGTAGCCGCACTGGCATTGACATCTGGCGTGGCAGCGTTGGCGTTCACCGTCTGCCCTTGCTGCTGATCGCCCTGGGCATCCGCGTTGACTTGGTCGTTTTTCTTGTCCTTTTTGTCTGTTCCATCCATCGTCATATCTCCTGTTGCAATGAGGGCGGACGTTTTGTCATCCGCACCCAGCGGTACAAAACTGATTTCGCCTAAAACGCTTTTTCTGATTACATCAATGGGCCCTTCGAATTCTTGCCCATTTACCTTTACCACTTTCCCCTCACCTACATATTCGATCTTGCGCGGCGACGCCCCGATGGAGGCCTGCCAGGCGAAACCTTTATCCGCCAACGCTACGACGCGTTGAATACGCGGCGAATCACCCAACACATCCCCCTCGGCCAACAACTGGCCTTTGATTTTCTGGACCTTTGTGGTCTGGCCTAACAGGTCATCGACGTCTTTCGAATGCGACAGAAAAATCGGCCGCGCCGAATTGCCGACATCGAGGCCATCGAGGTCGACGACGAGCGGATAGGCGTAGCCGCTGATCTGCATAAGGCCGCCCGTGTAGGCCACCATGGAAAATGTGCGGGTGTCTTTGCCCTCACCCTTGGCGGCGTTGATCGCCAACGTCGCCTCCGCCTCAACAATGGCGATCTCTCGCATTTGGTTGTGCCGATCGCTATGTGATGCCGATGCGTTAATCATCTTTGTCGTCGTCCTCATCTCTGGTTACCGGTTGTCCCTCTTGTTCTGCCGGCAAGGCCCGCAGGCCCAACGAATCCATCAGTAAGTACTCTTTGGCCCGCTGTCGCAATTCCACCTCCCAATCCTTACCTTGCAGGCCATACTCATGGGCCAGCGTGGTGGTCATGTTGGCCAGTCTTGTTTTCTGGGCGTTGGCCTCCTTGGCCGGGTCCACGTGCTCATCACCATCCCAAAACCACTTGTGCGGGTAACGTCGCCATGAGCGCCATTGCGGCGGCATAAAGCCCGACACCAAGACGCCCTCATACATCCATGCAGAGAAAATCCGGTCTATGACCGTCAACTCGCAGTCGTGCCGGTCAATACGAATCGTCTTGTAATACCCCTTGTGATCGAGCCGTCCTGAGGCATAGTTATAGCTGGAGGAGTCGCCAGCAGCGATGTTGTAGGGTACATCCAGACAACGAGCGATCTGTGTGAGAATCTGTCGAACAAAATCACCGTAAGTGGTGGTGGGCTGCTCGGCCTTGGTCTGACCCAACTGCCAGCCCTCGGGCAGGACCGTCGCCATGCGGCGCTCGAGCTCAACGACATCCATCGCATCCACCGCGACCGCAGACTCATCGTTAGCCGGCGCGTTGGTTTGCAGGACCATGGCCATATCCGCCGCCGTTTCCGCAGCGGCGATGACCGCCAGGGTGTAACGACGTAATTGGGCGAACAGAGGCAATGCCGACACCAACTCCGACACCCCCCGGCTCAGCCCCGGTCGATCCTGTCGATACCAGTGCATGATGGCGTCAGCCGGCACCTGACTGTAGGCGTTGGGATATGTGGTGTTACGGTTGTAGCTGCCCGGATGGTAGCGTTGCACATAATACGTTTCCGGGTTGTCGTAGGCGTCGAACCAGATGCCATCGACAAAGCGCGGACTGTCGGGCGTGCCCCAGGGTGTCGTCACCCGGTCGCACTCGATGAGTTGTACGTCCAGCTTGATCGGTGCGGACAGTTTTGGGTTGGTCCGTAGGAGGGCAAAAACCTCGCCATCCGTCGCCCGCGACATCCGCATCGTCCGCAGCTTGGCGGCGAGCTTTACCTCATCGGCCCACCAACGAAATTCCTGCTCGATCTTGGCGTTGGCTTTACCATCTAGCGTCAACATCTGCAGTCGCGGACCGGTGCCGATCACGTCATTGGCGACGCGCTGCACCAAGCCGCGAGCGAAGGTGTTGTTAGCGACTTCGTAGCGGGCTCGACTGCGAATCACCCGACGAATGGCCGCCGTCGCCCCCGCATC